TCGCGCCAGCATCTGCGCTGCCGCTATGCACATGCGAAGTCGTTGCATCAAGCACATCGCTGCGAAGATTATTGTATTGAGAGGCAAGCGCGACGCTGCCTGCTGTTACGGTACCGCTATTAGGCATGTTCCCTCACCCTCCTAGGCTGTTGTTGTCAGCGCCCAGCTGACATTTAGAATTGAGTTGGGTTCCTTGTAGATGCCGCTTCCTGCGGCATAGCCAGTAATTGCCAAGAGATTGCTTGATCCGTCCAAAAGACCTAGGACATAGAATGTCTCACCAATTGCGTCAGCGAGCTGCCATGTGGCAGATGATGTAACGGTGCGCGTAGCGCGCGAGCGCGTCACAGCCTTACTGTCGTAGACCGACGGCACAGCCGTGGCTGCGCTTGTCGTGTCCAGGTTTCCGTTCACAACGAATGCATTGTCAATGTATGCGGTAGCGGTGCCAGTGGCTGTAGCCACAAGGCTTAGCCCGATTCCAGTGGTCGTGCTCCAGGAAGGCGCCCCTGCGGAAATTCCGAAGCTGCTGATCGGCACGCGACAGCGCGCCCAGGTTGCGTCAGCGAAGGTGACGCCAGCGGCAGTCTCAAGGTCCGACAGGGCAATCCCGTAATAGGAAGACGCATTGCCTGCGCTAAAGATGCGCAGCTGGCTAGAAGCCTTGTTCACACGAGTGACCGTGGTAAAGCGAAGCCATAGCTCAATGGATGATCCAGTCGGAACATTCGTGGAACTGATCGTGCTTGCGTCGTACACATACTGCGTTCCACTGGTTGGAGCTTCAATCTTGAACGCCCCAACGCCCTGGCGGTAGATGCCAGAGTCAACGGTTGCGGTTCCAGTGAAGCCAGTCGTGGAGTCAAAATCATAGATGCGCGGACCGCCGCTGCTCGTCTGGATGGTGGACACGGTAAGCGTGCCAGCCTCCCCATTCAGCGCAGCCGCAAGGCGCTCTGCACCAACAAGCGTAAAGGTGTTCGTCTGCACCTGGTTGACCAAACTTCCGTCTGGTCGCGTGAGTGTCATGGTCACTAGACCAGACGGCTTTGTGATCTTTGATTCAAACATCTTAACCCCAGACCTCCTCATCCCAATTTGTATAATCCCATGTGAGCGGAGCTTCAACAGTGAATGTGATTGTATCCGAAAGGGCGCCGACTTCGTTCCCGATCTGTGTTGGATCTGGCAGCGGTCCCCATAGCGTGTTGCTGTCCCATGTCAGCGGTGATTCCCCAGGATCAGCTGGCGCCCAATACCACGGACCCTCTGGCTCAGCCAGGGTTACCGCGTCTGTAATGGCGCCGATGGTGTCTCCAATGAGCACAGAGGATGGACCAGGCAGCGACGGAAGACCGTCAATGCTGCATGTGTACCCCGACTGCGCGTTGAATTTCCAGTTGATCGTCGCTACTTGTTGTAGGTAGGTAGTCTTTTTGGCGCTATCTACGACACCAAAGACCTCTCCAGCCTTGATCGGAAGACCAGGAGCCGAAGGGATAGACACGCGCACGCGTCGCACGCTCCTGAAGTACAGGAGATCTTGTGCTCTTTGGTACGCAATGTCCACGGACGGAAGGTACGGATCGGTGATCGTCTGCTCAAGCACTTGCCCAAGTAGATCCTGACCGTCCCCATCGTCAGCCTGTACCGCGTATGGCGAAGACAGTCGCGATGGCTTTCCGACCAGCGTAAAGGCAGTGACATAGACGGGCACACTGTTCATGTTCCTGAATGTGATCGTTGCCCTGTTGCCGTCTCCAGTGGCTGTGCCGCCAAGTGTCAACGCGTAGTAGAGCTTGCCGTCCAGGGAAAGGCGCGCAGCTGGCGTGCCAGCCTCCATGACGATCACGGTGCCAGAGCCGCTAGGAGCCGTGTTCGCAGTCGCGGCAGATGGGTTCCCAGCGCCCCAGACTACGGGACTGAACTGCACCCAGCGTGTCTGGTCTTGGGCATTGACGGACAGCGTGACCTGACCTGGAAGGTAGTAGGTGCCGACGGAGCCAGTCGCTGTTCCAGCAGCTGGGACCTTGATCGGCGTGGTCACTTGCCAAACCGTCTCATCGCTGACCGCATTCGCGCGATCTTCGTACGCCAAGACTACGCGGTTAACGGCGCCAGAAGTATTGCGAAGGATAGAGATGTCAAAAGGAAAGGAATCTTTATCAAGCGTAATGATCGGCGTGCGGTATTCGTTTTCGCGCGTCTCATTGTCGGTGAAGACCAGGGTCCCGCCGCTATCAATGTGAACGCGTCCGCCTTCGGCAATAGCCAGAAGACCGAACTCGTCTGCAAGCCGACCGCCTACGGCAGCTGCGAACTGAGCGGTTCCGAATGCGGTACCAGCCGTCGTGTATGCCGCCGTGCCAAGCCCAGCCTTAGATGCCAGGGCAGCGAAGATGTTTGGCAGCGGCTCATTGATCGTCGGACCGTAGAAGGCTGGGATGTTGACGAATCGGCTGGAGATGTCTGTCAAGCGCATGGTCGCAGTGCGACCCTGCTCCGAAGGCTCAAGCTCGCGCACGACGAAGACGCCAATCTGCCTAAAGTTTTCCTGACCAGCGTGGTAGTAGCCAAGGGAAATACGAGCACGCACATCCAGGAATGCGCCCTGAATGTAGGGATAGATTGGCGAGTCTTCATTATCTGCCGTGAAGCGATTGTCCAGGTTATCTAGGACGAAGTTCGCCTCTGCTGGCTGGAGCGATCCCGTGTCTGGGTTGATGCTCTCAATGCCCGTGGCATCAATGACATAGCCAGTCTCGTCAATGTACTCAGTGCCGTTCCACGCGATTTCAAGCTTGAGCAGCGGTCGCTGTTGCTTGTCTGCGATAGCGGCAACAAGGTTTGCGCTAAGCGTCATGTTGCCTCCTAGCTAGTGCGCGCGTCAACCTCAGCGAGCACAATGGTGAAGTCTGCCTTTGTCACATCTGGATAGACCGTGCTTAGTTCGCTGATCTCTTCAATGCGTACAGGCACGGCGGTCTGAGCATCGGTCCATGGACCGCCAGACCACAGGAAATCGGAAGTAGTCTGACCAGAGATGTTCGCCCAGTAGAGATCCACAAGGGCTTCCCAGGTTGACACATTGGCATACTCAAATGCCAACACATAGCGGTATCGGTAGCCAACGGACCAGCTGCGGATTGAACCGTTGATTGTCATGCGGCTGCCGCCGACAGACTCCCACGCCAGGCGCGTCTGGTTAGAGCGCGCTGGGTACGGAAGGATGATGGTGGATGCGCCAGATGCGAGTTGCGGTTGCGCTACGCTCATACCCCTGCACCCCTTCTGACTACTGGCTGAATCGTGTAGCGACGGCGTGTCTCATCTTCCATTGCGCTGAACACTCTGCGAGCGAACTCGCGAGCATCTGCACCAGATCCAAGGAATGCGCCAGCCTGGATGGTGACATTGATGCCGCCACCGCCAACACCATTTGGAATGATTTGTCCGCTCATGTTTGGAACGAACAGTTCTGGACCATTCTCTCCAACCAGATAGCGATTTTGCCCAGTGACTGGACCGCCCATGGCACGAACGCCCATGCGTGGACCAACCGTAGTCGGTATCCGAACTGGCGTGGGCGGAGGCGTAGGCGTGCGCTTGGGTGGCGTTGGAGGATATGGACCAGGCGGTGTTTCTGTTGGCGTGCCGTAGAGCTGTTTGGTATCTGGCATCTTGGCGGAGCCAAGTTTTCCAATAAGATCAATTGCCGTGCGAAGCAGACCAATCAAATTGCCGATAGCGGTAATGATCGGACCGACCGTGATATCCCAAATAAACTTCAGGACATTGAAGACATCGCCAATTACCTTGAATGCATTCTTGACATCTGTCGCGATCTGCGTCCAGTCCTCCATGCTCTTCTGAAACTCATTGTTTTCAGCGGCGGTAGGCTCAATGCCATTCTTGTCAAGATTTTGATAGGTGAGAAGTTGCTCTTTAAGCTTGGCGATCTCGGCATCAATTGTGGCAATGACAGCGTTAGATGATGTCTTGGCTCCAGCGGCGCGCGCCTTCTGGCGCTCAAGTTCACGCTGCTGGCGAGCGATCTCTTTGGCTTCCTGCTGCGCCCTGATCGCGTCAGTAATCTGGGCAAGCTGGATCTCAATGAGTTGGATGGCAAGAGAATCGCCGTTTGCCCTAGCGATCTTCAGCTGGGATTGAAGGTCACCCTCCATCTGCTGAAGCTTGGCAATATTCTTATTGAAGGCGTAGTCCGCCTCTGCCAACTTCTGGATCTCTTGCGAAGTTTCCTGCGCAGCCTCAATCCTGGCGCGCTTTTCTGCAATCGCAGCCTGGCGCTTTGTCTCAAGCTCAAAGTCAACAAGGCGCTTGCGCGCTTCGGCAATAGCCTTATCAAGACGCGTAGCCTCTTCAGCCTGCTGCTCCAGGAGGCGCTGCTCGCGCTGGGCGTAGTCAACGGCAATCTGAAATTGCTTGTCAGCGTCAGCCTCTGCTGCCATGGCAAGATCTCGTTCGCCACGGAGCGCGTTAAGCTCGCGCTGGTATTGAAGGCGTGCTTCGGCGGATGCCTGCTCTGCCTCTGCAATGCTGTCAGTAAGTTCCTTGCGACGCTGCTCAATCTGATACTGCTGTTCAGCTGCATCAAGACCAGACAGCAGACCCTGGAACGCAGCGGCAGCTTGCTCCATCTGAGCGCGCGTAACTTCGCGCAGCGCATTGGACTGCTCACGCAGCTTGGCAATCTGCTTAGTGATCTCGTTAGTCAGCTTGGAGTTGGCGCCGCCAAGACCACTGGCACCAGAGCCAGATGCTGCGTATGCTGCTCGCTGTTGCTGAAGCGCCTGGATCTGCGCCATGATCCCAGCCTTCGTCGTGTCAACGGCAGAGCCAGATGATCGGAGGCTGTTGATGAATCCAGACATCGCGTTCGTCGCGCCAAGAATTCCTGTGATAAATCCAGCAATTGCGCCAGCAACTTGCGACAGGACCTTGATTAGACCCTCGCGATTCTCCATAACCCAGTTACGGATCGCGTTCACGATGTTAATGATTGACGGAAGCAGTTGGTTGGCAAGCGTGATCTGGAGACCGTCAACGGTCATGCCAAGAAGGTTGAAGCTGCGGTCAGCATCCTCTGCTGCGCGGACTGTCTCATCGCTTAGGACAAGCCCCATCTTCTCAAGTTCAAGCGCGGCACTTGCGGCTGCCTCATCCGACAAGTTGAGATAGTCCATCATGGACAGCGCGCTTCGTCCGAACAGGTCTACGGCGAGCGCAGTCTTTGCTGCGCCATCGCCCATCTTGTTAAGCGCACTGCGCGTATTGTCCAGGATGCTTACGGTATTTAGAAGGTTCCCACCGCTGTCGCGAACCTGAATGCCAAGGGCATTGAACTTCGCTTCATTCGTAACGATCTCAGATGAGAGCGTTCGGAATGTGGTCGCAAGCCCGTCGGTAGGAATGCCAAGGATGTTGAGCGTTCCAGCCAACACCGAAGCCTGGGCTGCGCTCGCGCCCGTAGCGTCTGAGATCTCATCAATGGAACGCGCGTAAGCCAGCGCCTTCGGCACCGCCTGTGTGAACAGATTTGTGACGCTACTAATGGCGTCAAATGCTACGCCAGCAACCCTCTGACCGATGCCCTGACCAATACCCGTGAAAACATTCCCAAGCTGCTTTCCAGACGCCTGGAGAAGATTGAACTGTTTCTTGACCTCACGAAACGCTGGGTCAACCGCAGCTTTACCTTCAATGACAATGCCAACACGCTTATCAGCCACGCTTACTCCTAGCCTTTGACACAGATGCCTGTGCTTGGGATTCTACTTTTTGGAAGTACAGACCACGAATGATCCAGTCGGCATTGGGAGCATTCTCAAGCTCCCACGGTGCGATGTGCCATCGCTTGGCTAGCGCGTCAATCGCGTAGTCCCATGGCACAGAGATCGGTTTTCCGTTACCTAGTCCTGCGGCTGCAAGACTTCGGCTGAGTTGCTGTCTAGTGCTTTTGGGAGTGCGGTCTCCGTCTGTTCGGCTGCCCAACCCTTGAGCAGATTGAGCGCAGTCTTGACATCGCAATTGTCCAGGAACTCATCGGCTCCCTTGCCATACGGGTGTTGCACTGCTGCCGCCCCAAGCATCTCAATGAGGCTTGCCTCATCAATCTCGCCGCGCTGAATAGAGATAAACTGGCGCGCAGACATCGCCTTCATGACGAATTTCTGTCCGCCGACCTCAACATCAAATGTTCTCATTTTGCCTCCTAAGCTATTTTTGTTACGAAAACGCCCGTCTGTAAGACACCAGGAGACGCGTTCCCGCGCCCCCTGGTGTCCAAGTACCTGAAACGAATCAGCTGATCGTCGCTGCGTTATTCTTCACGACAATGCTGAACGGAATGGTTGTAACCGTTCCATCAACGAATGGGCGAAGAGTAATCTCTTGAGCGACTGAGCCGTCAACATCTGCCTGTGAGATTTCGTCAATCACACCGAAGAAGTCCATCGTCATTTCGTAGGTGCCGCCGCCAAGCGTCGGACCAGTCGTGACAATGCGGACGCGTCGGAGGCTCTTGTCTTCCCAGGCATCCAGCTCGTTATCGTTCTGGAAGTGTCGGGTCAGTGTGAGCACAGCTTCAGTCTTCGCGGTGCGGTCCAGAGCAGCGCCAGCGTAGGTGCCGTCCAGCCCGTAGCGAGTGTTGAAGCCGTTCGTGATCGCGAGCGACGCAACTGCGACATTGCTGTCCACCGTCGTGCCGATTGCGTTCGCGGTCCCGTCAATGTAGACGGTCGTGTTGACGCCCACTGCGTGTCGCTCAACCGTATCGGCTGGCGTCGCGCTAAGAGCGGTACCCTGGGTCATTCCCTTGAAGGAGACGATCCCCGCCTCAAAGGTGACCGCATCATCCTTAACCCAGTTAATGGTGAATGTGTTGACCTTGTTACCAGGCACGCGGAACGATGCAGGAATTCCTGCTCCGCCGTCAGCCCATGCGTACTCAAGTGAGAATGGTCGGGTCGTGTCGGCAGTAGAAGCTGCGGTGAAGGTCCAGACATATGGGGCAGCCGTTCCGACAGCCGTAGCTGAACCGACGCCTGCGCTCAGCCAGAAGACTGACTGATCAAATGCGAACGGACCTGTGATTGAGAAAGCGTTCGTCTCAACGCCTTCATAAACTGCGCGCGACTGATTGTAAGTGCCGTCCAGGTAGTCTGGTCGGATAGATGCAATCGTTCGCTCGTGCGTAATCTCTGCACCGTAGAGCTTGCGCGTAGCATTTGCGAAGGTTCCAGCCGTGCTCTCAAGCGCACCCTGAACCCTCTGAAGCACTCGTGTAGCCATTCAGTTACTCCTTGTCTGGCGACTGCTTTGCCGCCGTAGGTTCGGCAGGCTTGTTTGTTGCGAGCACGAAGGCACCGCTGGCAATGAGCCGCTGTGCCTCATCCTCTGTCACTTCCGCGAAGCGCGCGGGTACGCCAGGGATAAACCGTCCCTGCACGGGTTCAACTTTTACCAGCTTCGCGGCTGGCTTGAGCGTCTCAGACATGTCTACTCCCTCACTTGATTGGCGGTGTTGAATCAATGTACTTCTGCAATGCATCTCCGACTACCGCTTCAATTGATCCCTGTGCGCCGTCAAAGGCTGGACTAATGAATGGCTTCGGCTGCGTGCGGCGTCCACTGTCCACACCATCGTGGCTCACGATGCGGTGACCGAACTCAATAAGATGCCTATGGGCGCCCCATGCGACCACTCTCGTAAGGTCTCGCGCAAAGGCGCGCTTGATCGTCCGTGTCCGTGACATCGGACCAACCCAGTAACCAATCTCCGAATAGCGTCTGCGAATCTTCTTGTACCGAATGGACTTGAAGAGACCGTCTGCTGGATGTCGGACCTGGATTCCCTGGTTGCGATAATTCTGGCGAATGCGTTGTGCGGTCTGGGCAGCGACTTTCCTTGTGCCTTCCAGGACGATCTTGTCCATCGCCTTCTGCCCAAGCTGCTCTTCAAGCTGACGAACAAAGTCTTCAGGCTTGATGCTGAGTCGGATAATCTCGTTCGCCATTAAGCTCCGATTTCGCTTACGACTGACCTGAACCTTACTTCGGTTCGGCAGTCAATTGCCAAAAGGTCATCGTCAGCGCCGTAGCTGACATCGCCCATCGTGACATTCGTTACCAGGCATGATACCACTCCGACCACATTGAGATCCTGGTTTCCCACTGCACCTTTCACAATCGCATCGCGCCAGGCGTAGAGCGCCTTGATGCCGCGATCCGTTCCCATAGAACGAGGAATGATGAAGCGCACTGTGAAGACATGGATCTCATCAACCTGTCGGTTCATTGAATACGACAGCGATGTGTCTGGCGGCAATACGATCACCGCTGGATAGGTTGAGATGTTATCTGGCGTGAATACAGTTGCGAGCTTAATCGCTTCGTATCCAGTCGGAGGCGTAATACTTCCGAAGCGCCCCGCGAGCGCCGTGCCTACCGCGTATGTATCCACTTAAACCGCCTGTGAAGGAATGCGATACGGTCGGACTAGCTGCTCAACATCTGGGTCAAGCCTGGAGAGAAGACGCATGGTCCCAGTCTCCAATGTCCCAGCGATGCCGAAGGGCGTGTTCCTTCGGTTAAAAATTCGCCCACACTGCAACTGGGTTGCGGTAACGATAGGCTTTGGCACGGCTGGAAAGCCGCGCACTGCTGTCAGCTTCACGCCCTTCACGGTGCCAACAGGGAAACTGTTATTGCCGTTGGTGGCTACGCGAATCATCGTGTACGGACGCCCAGTCTGCGCGGCATTGAATGGCTCCACAACATAGTCGGCACTTCCCCAGGTCGTGCCAAATGCGCCAGTTCCAGCGTCATCCGTCTGGAGCGTGACCACTGAAGACACATCGTCAATCAGCAGGCTGTGGGTCTCATCTGCCGTGTAGTAGGACACGACAGTCCCTGCGCTATAGAAGAAGCGCCCAGCGAAATCGTCAATCATGCGACTGACGGTCTCAATGACAAGATCAATCTCCGGGTCCGACGCAGAGTCAATAATCCCTAGGGCTTCTTTAACTGCGCTCCCTGTCGTGTACCCGTTCGTGATTGCCATTCAGTCTCCTATCGCTTCTTCTCTGCGCGACGCTGCTCGCGGTTCAAAGCCACGGGCTTACTGACTTCATCCTCAAGCTGCTTGAGAATCGGGCGCCAGTGCGTCTCGTAGACATGCTGCGTCTCGTAATTCTTCATGAACTCCATTGCCTTGGCTTTCGCCTCTGCGAGTTCAGTCGGCTTCTGCTTCAGTTCGTATGACTGCTGAAGCGCATCCATGATCTCTTTTACATTCGGTGTCATCCACCAGCCGCCCTGCAATGGATCGTATTCAACTTGTCCGCCAACTTTCCAGCCAGCGCCAATAAGTTCTGGCATTGCAGTCCACTCCGTTACCGCTGGTAACAGACCACATGCCTGGGATTCTATGATGCCGACCCCGAAGCCCTCACCTTTGGAGCAGTGCAGATTGATATCACTTGCAGTAAGTAGCTTCGCCATGGTTTCTTGTGGAATACCTTGGCGATATTCAAACTGCGGCACGACACGCACGCGATCCATTGGCGCATTGCATGCTGCAAGAAGCGCCTCAAACTTCACGCCATTTGCAAGACCGAAGATGTCGGTGTGCAAATAAAGGTACGCATCCTTTTTATCTTTCGCCCATGTTGACCAGGCGAGCATCTGCTCCCCGATGCTCTTTCTGACTGGCGAGACGCCCTTGTTCGCGCCCATAAAAATTGAAAGGTGCGCGTCTTCAGGAATGTTTAGGTCTTTGCGAATGCTTGATGGTGTCGGCTTGAAGATATTCGGATTGAAACTGTGCGGAGCGTAGAACACGCGGTCTCGCTCAACGCCAGCTTGCAAAAGTTCACGCTCTCCAAATCGGCTCATGGCGATTGCCCACTTGCCTTTGCCGCGACGATCAAACCAGGCTTTTACTTCTGGCGGTACGACGGCATGATCAACTGGCGTCCAGGATGCCATTGGAATTTCGTCCCACTGCGGAGACTTGTAGACCCAGACATCGTAGAGACTAAGCCCCACCCCTGGAAGTTTTGGCTCTTGATTGAGCCACCAGAGGATCTGAGCTGGGGTTAGGTCATTGCTATAGGCATCCATGCCCTGACCCATGACTGGGATTCCGTTCCACTCTAGGGTCGTGCCAGCCAGCCCGTAATTGGACATTAGCGCCACCAGGTGACCGTCATTCTTCAGCCGTGGCAGAAGTTCTGCCCCTTGCACGCCATAGCCCGTATTTGCCCAGACAGCGTTACTCGTAAAACCGATCCTGAGTGCCATTCAGATTTTGCCTCCCCTACTAAATTTAGTGTTCCCCGCTGGCTAGATTACTCCAGCCAGCGGGGTTTGTCTCAGCTAAAACCTAGAATCAGGTGTTAGCGGAAACGAGTACGCGGAGCGCGGTCACATCTGGGATGTTGCCGTCAACCGAATACAGGGTTCGCACTGCCGTCTGAGCATAATCAAAGCGGAATTCCGTGCTGGAAGCCACTTCAATTGGAAGCTCGCGGATGTAGTACGAAGGCGCGTGAAGAATCGCCACCGACTTGGAAGCCGAAGCAACCGCAGCCATGTGAACATTTTCCTTAACGCGGAAGCCAAGGAGTGTGTCTGGCTGACCAACAACGAGACCAGGGGTCCAGATTGGCTGACCAGTTGTGTCCTGAAGCTTGCGAATCTTTGACATCGCGGTTGAAGCAATCTGCCATTCGGTGTTCGCATTGCGATACATCGGCTGGAGGCTATACGCCAAGGTGATCACATCAAGTGCGTCAAAGAATGTTGAAGTAACCGTTCCCGACTTCGTTGCAGTTGAAAGCTGCGGATTGCCAGCGGCGGTGACAAAGCCAAGCGGCTGCGTCGTGCCAGTGCCAAGCGTGCATGCTGACCCTGCGAGGAATGCAATCTGGTTACCCGCTGATTCGCCCACAAGCTGCGTGATGTTCACGGCATTGTCGCGGATCAATTCGTTGCTAAGAAGAGTCAACGCAGCGATCTTATTTGCATACAGCGTAATGCTGCTGATCGTAGGATCGGTTGGCGTGATCTGGTTTCCTTCGGCAATGAAAGAAGCAGACTGGTTAGCCGTGAGGCGTGGCACAGTGATCTGCTCGCCAGTTGCCGTGCGAAGCTTCGTTGCACCTTCGTACACGCTATTGCCAGCGGTCAACGCGACCACGACAAAATCCGCGAACGAGACTGGCACCGTAGCTGCGGCGGAAGAAAGCGCGCGAATATCAAACTTCGCGGATCGCTTCTCGCCAGATGCAACAGCGCGGAGAACATCCGCGTCATTGTCAGCCTTAACTGCATTCTCTACCTTGAGTGCGCGCTCAGCGAGTGCGTCAATCTTGGCAGCGCGCTCTTCGTTCTGCTCAACGGAATCCATCTTGGACTTCTTGTCCGCCATGGCGTCGTTCAGCTTCGTCCAACGAGCTTCCTCTTCTGGAGTGAACTCTCGCTTCTCATCGGTTGCCGTTGCGAGAAGGGCTTTCGCCTCTTCCCAGTCATTGCGGTAACCAGCGAAAAGCTTCTTTGAAATCTCCGACATTTGGAGTTCCTTTCTGCTTTTGTTTAGTTTGTTTCTTTCACCCAGTGGTACTCAGACAGTGGTGTCCGTCAGGACCCTCGTGCCGTTGCCCTCGTGGATCAAATTCGGTTGGGATCTAGCGCCATAAGCGCCAGCTGCCGTTCGCGGACGCTGAGCGGGATGGCACGGTTTGTGTCATCCATCTCTTCGTCATCCTGATAGGTTGCTGTTTCGGACTCCTCTTCGGCGTAGTAGTCCAGGATTCCGCGAGCGCGTTCCATGACATCTTCTGGGATGTCGGTCTGTGGAAGTCGCGATGCGGCTGCGTTAAGTCCTGCGCGAATTGCGACAAGCTCACCGCCGACCACATCTGCGAAGCCAAGTTTGTATGAGCCGCGAAGCTCTGGGGCTGCGGCGTCGTAGACGAGGAACGCGCGACGAGCGACGGAGGGATCAGGATTCTCCCCATCAAAACCAGCCAGGGCGAAGACCCTTTCAGCGGCTGCTGCGCCGTCCCAGTCGCGCGTTTCGTCAATCTCCAGTTCGCGGTCTGCGCCGATAACCCAAGGGCTTCGGACTTCAGGCGCGATCTTGCGGATTGCGAGATCAATAACTTCCGCGTCATCGCTTTCAACTTTGCCGTTAAGCAATCCGTCAATCGCGTGCGTCAGTTTGTTCGCTGCAATATCGGTGCGCTGCGCAAGCGCGCGCACGGCACCCAAGCCGATAGTTGCTGGGTAAGCAGGAACATTTCCAGTAAGAAGTGAGATTTCGTGGAGGCGCACAGACTTCAGCTCGCGCACGCCTTCTTCGCTGTAGCCCTCACCTCCGTTCGGCACGCTGAAGCCAAACGAAAGTCCCATGCTTGCGCCATCGCGCTTAAGCATTGCGGCAAGGTCGCGAGCGAATGAAACCTCTGGGTTCAGCGAAACGCGGACCTTAAGACCGCGATCATCTTCGCTCACCTCAAGAGTGCCAGTCTTCGTGGAGCCAAGGAACATTTTAGGATCGTGATCCTGGAGTGCCTTGACTTCCCACTCGCCGCGCTCTGCGGCAGCAACAGATTTGCTAAATGCCTTGGGCTTAATCACCTCGCGGAAGCCAAGACCTTCAGACTCCGTGTTGAACAATGCGGCATACGACTCAAATGTGTAGCCGTCACCTTCGGCGCGAATCTCAGCTTGCGCCTGTCGGAATTCCATCGTCATGTGTTTATGCTCCTTACGCTCAGCGTTTTGGACGATGTTGTCCGCCCATCGCTTGCCACTGTCTCCGCCCCAAAGTGCGTGGGCGATCCTGCCGTTGCTAGGGTAGCCCTCTTCTCCAGGTCGGAAACCTTCTGCTTGACTATCTACTTCATGGCGAGCAAAGAAGCTTGCCATGCGTTGAACCGTTTCAAATGGAAGATTGCGCCCGTTCACGATGTCTCGTGCGCGAGCGATTCCAACTTCCGTTCCGCCACGACCGAACTCACTGCGCCAATCAAGTCCGCGCTGTGCTTCTTCTTTCATGGCATCTGTTGGCGCGTAGCCGTCTGGATCAATCGGTGCGCGCTCTTCTTCCGATGGCTCCCACGCGTTGCAGTAGTAGGCGCCACTCACATAGTCATCCCACTTTTCGCAATAAGCCTTATCGCCCTGCACATCTGCTTCATTATAGAATCGGCAGTTCCCGCACGCGCGCCCCTCTGGAACATCGTCCGCTAGGGCTGGTCGGTAATTGTCTGGCAGTGCGCGCTTTGTCATTAGTTTGGCTGGTACAAAAGATAACTCACGGTGTGCGTGGAGCTATCAACGACGCCATAAATATCATCGTTGCGCCCAATCTTCACAGTGATCGTCTGACCAGCTTGGAGATGCAGACCGTTTGTGATCGTGACATCGGACTCACCAATCCAGACATCCTTTGTCTTCGTCGTGATCGTCAGTTCAGCCTTATCGGAATTCGTTGCGGCACAGATCAGTGTCGCGGCGGTTCCAAGCGTAACCTGGTTTGCAGTGATACTCATTAGAGTCCCTCTGGTTGTACGGTGACTGGTGCAGCGCCAGTGTGCTTAATTGTTGTGATGCCAGCAATCCTTGCGGCATCTGCTGGATCGTATCCAGCGCGTACCAGGATTCCTGCGATGTCGGCGCGCTGTCGTAGGTCTGCTGCGTCAGCGGCAGCCTGGTTCAATGGCATTCGGTAGACATCGCCGCTGTCAATTGGCGTCATGTCCTCCATCTTTCTGATGTCATTAACGCTCGCCCAACCTTCTTGGATGGCGATACGGTGGACCTCAGCGCGAGCCTGTGCAGTGCCACGAAGAATGCTGTCCATGTTGAATCGGACAAATGCATCTGGCGGAAGCAGAAGCGTTGAGAGCTGTCGCTCAATTGCCTCAGTTAATGGGCGCAATGTGTATTGCACGAACGCCAGGTTCTGCTGTTCAACTGAGGAATAAGACATTGCACCAGGTGTCGTGACGCCAATCAAGACTGGCGGGACCCTGAAAATTCTAGCGATCTCCTCCGTGGAGAAGCCTCGCGACGCAAGAAGTTGCGTGTCTTCTGGCTTAAACGAGAGCGGCTTCCAGGTGCTTCCACCAGTTAGCACGCCAGGCGTGTGCATGTTTACGCCAGTATGATGGCGAATCCACCCAGCCTTCAGCGTCTCTGCCTGATCTTTTGTAAGTTCGTGAGGAACTTCAATGATGCCAGACGGCATGCTCGCAGAGTTGAACAGCGACGCGGCGCTCTCATCAAGCGTTGCGCTAAGACCGAAGGTTCGGCGCAGCTGCTCAATTGGATTGATTCCGCGCAACTCTCCTGGCAAGGTGAGCAGCGGAATATGAATCATGGTCTCTTGTCCGTAGACAATGTAGTCGGTGCCATCACCCTGCTGCACGCGATACTTCACCTCGCGACCTTCGCGGAAGATGGTTACGCGGCGCGGATCTACAACCCGTACCTCAAGTACTTCGCCACTTTCCGAGCGTGGGCAGTATAGGAAAGTGTTTCCCTCTGTATAAAGGCTGACAATGACTTCTGAAATGAGCTGATTGAAAGTGTAGCCAGGCTCATCTGGAATCGGCACGAGCATCCACGAAGGCTTGTCTCCGCCTGGGCGATATGGTCGGCGCACGCCACCCGTGCGAATAAATGCGTCAGCAGGGAAGCTACTGACCACATCTGCCAGCAGCCGCACGCTGCTCCAGGCGCTGCTTAGTGCGAGCGCGCCCTTTGCATCCATGCTGCTGTTTGCAAATGGTACGCGATCAAACTTCATGCCCTGGATCTGCGTGATTGCGCGCTGATCTTGTTCGCCAAGGATTCGTCGTAGAAGACTCACTCGTTACCTCGCTTGTAGCCGATTGCGGCAAGTAGGATGCCAGCTGCAACCAAAAGGCTGAGCGGCTCAATAAGTGCAAGCCCACTAACGATCAGTGCGGCTCCGATAAGTTCAAGTGCGGTTGATTTGCTCACAGGCTTATAAACTCCGCTGTAGGCTTCTTGACCACATGTTGTGAATGATATTTGGCGCGGTCCCAGCTCATGATCGCACACACTCCTGCATCTATCTTGCGCGGTGAGCCTTTGTGCTCTTTTACGACTCGCGGACCAAAGCGATCAATCTTGACGGTGCAATTGTCTAGGTGTCGTGCAAGCACTGGATCGCCGTTGTGCGAGAGTTTTTCTTGCACAACCGCGTCCATGAAGCCCGCACACGCAGGCACCATTCTTGCAGGACTTTGTGAGTACACGACCACGGGCAGTCCATCGTTTTCCCACTTCTGCAAAACAGAAGCCCAACGATATGGGTCGGCTGCAATTTCTCGCACCTGGTAGGTCTTACAGATGTCGTACATCTTCGCTTCAACTTCGTCCATTGGAACTTGCCAATGTGGATCGTCAAGCGGTCGCTCCCAGATTGCAAGCGTCTGGATAAATCCGTCCATTGTGCAAGCGACAATTGCAGTACTATCGTTAGAGAAGGCACCGTCAAACGCGACCACAACATCTTCGCCCTTTTCAAGCTTGCGCTCAACTGCGAGTCTGTCCCAGGCGCCATTCGGTAGCCATGCTGTAGTTGTAGTAACCCACTGATTAAGCCGCTTCGTACGCAGTTCCATTTCGCTAATGGACTTGACGGCGCTCTCAAAGTCTTCTGGGTTTAGATAATCGCCGTAGGCTGGATTTGCGGAAGCCCACACCGCAGGGTCGCGGTAGTCGGCGCCGTCAGGTGCGCCCCACCATCGGAAGAAGAATGTCGGATCGTCAATCTCGCCCGACTGCACTCGCATGCCGTATTGCCAGAGCTTGTAGCAGATCGTGTCTTGCCCATGGCTGTCGGTTCGGCTACCAGCGGTCGTGATCGCCACGATCAGTGGCTGCTTGCGCGTACCAGATCCCAGGTTGATGGTGTTCCAGAGCCTATCGTCAGGCTGGACATGCAACTCGTCTACCACGGCGAGAGAAGGGTTGAGACCTTCTGCTCGTGAGGCGTCTGCCGATAGCACGCGGAAGACTGATCCGTTCGTCGGATACTCAATCACATCGCGCATTACGCGCAAGCGTTGGCTCAAGATGGGATCTAGCTGCACCATGCGTGCCGCTTCAGAAAAGATAATTCGCCCTTGCTGTCGGTCACCAGCTAGTGCATATACTTCAGAGCCTGGCTCATCAAGAATCAAGCCATGCAATGCAATGCCTGCACCCAGAAGTGATTTCCCGTTCTTCCTAGGAAGACCAATGAGTGCGCGTCGGTGTTTGCGCAGACCGTTTTCGTCGGTCGCGTAGAGTTCACGCAAAAGCGTTTTTTGCCATGGTCGCAGTTGTATAAGTTGTCCTGCAACATCGCCTTTAGTTAAGCGGCAGAAGTTCTCAATGAATTGAATGACTGAATCGCCCTGACTAGCGTGCTCGCTTTGCTGCGCTGATGAGCGCGTCAAGTTTCGCTGCCGCCGTGTTCGCTTCGCCATCCAATTCACCTCTCAGTCCGCTGCGTGCCGCAGGCGTCAGCCCAAGCTTAGACGCAAGCTGAAGCATAAGCACAGCATTGTCCCGAACGATCTGGTGAAGCGGTGACTTTACGACCTCGCCGTTTTGACCTCGCGTCAACGGTCCAGTCTCCAGGTACATTTGTTCAGCCTGCTTGTACCGAACCGCAGCTTCGCAATAAAGCCGAAGCGTATGCAAGTCCGCAGAAGTCAGCATGCCCGTGTGAGCCACAGCCTCAATGACTTCATCCCAGACCACGCGAGCCTGATCGGAAAGATCGGCTGGCGGTGAGAAGTTTGCGCGCTTTGGAAGCGGCTCTTCATAGTTCACACGGCTGGGTCGGGTCTCACCTTTGAGCAGCTTGAGACGCGATGGCGCTGGCGCTGGACCGCGCTGTCCCATTCTTCACCATCCGTTTCTTGTAACAATCTAAACCCAAAAACCTGTCTGACCGTGCGGACGGG